ATAAAAGAGATAATAAAAAAGAAGAACAATACTGGCACTCTACTCCAATACCAAAGGAATTAAATAGGATAAAATCTATATTTCAGTGGCATGATACTCCTGATATATTTAAGGATAAGTGGGTTGACTATATAGAATCAGAGTTTGATAAACGAGAACAGGGTTATTGGTTTATGAATAATGGGGTTCCCACTTATATAACAGGAACTCATTACATGTACCTTCAGTGGACTAAGATTGATGTCGGAAATCCCGACTTCAGAGAAGCTAATAGAATTTTCTATTTATTTTGGGAGGCATGCAAAGCTGATAAAAGAAGTTTTGGTATGTGTTATTTAAAAATAAGACGTTCAGGATTTTCTTTTATGAGTTCTTGCGAGGGAGTTAATCAAGCTACTATTACTAAAGACTCAAGAATAGGTATACTTTCTAAAAGTGGAGCAGATGCTAAAAAAATGTTTACAGATAAAGTAGTACCTATATCTAATAATTATCCATTCTTTTTTAAACCTATACAGGATGGTATGGATAAACCTAAAACTGAATTAGCATATAGAGTTCCTGCGTCTAAGATTACTAAAAAGAATATGTTTCATTTAACAGATGATGAGTTAGAGGGATTAGATACAACTATTGACTGGAAAAATACTGGAGACAATAGTTATGATGGTGAAAAATTACAATTACTCTTACATGATGAGAGTGGTAAATGGGAACGTCCAGATAACATACTTAATAACTGGCGTGTAACTAAAACATGTTTACGATTAGGGAGTAAAGTTATTGGTAAATGTATGATGGGATCAACATCAAATGCTTTAGATAAAGGTGGGAGAAATTTTAAATCTCTTTTTGATGATTCTCTTCCTTCTAAAAGAAATGCAAATGGTCAAACAAAAAGTGGATTGTATTGCTTATTTGTTCCTATGGAATGGAACTTTGAGGGATATATAGATGTGTATGGAATGCCTGTATTTAAAACTCCAAAAGTTCCCATAATGGGAATTGATGGGGAATTAATTACTATAGGAGCTATTAACTATTGGGAAAATGAAGTTGCATCTTTATCTCAAGATCCAGATGCGTTAAATGAATTTTATAGACAATTCCCTCGTACTGAGTCACATGCGTTTAGAGATGAAAGTAAGCAATCTATCTTTAACTTAACAAAAATATATCAACAGGTAGATTACAATGATTCTTTAATAATAGATCATCACATTACAAGAGGATCTTTTTCTTGGGAAAACGGAATAAAAGATACTAAAGTAATATGGTCTCCAAATAAGCATGGTAGATTTTTAGTGAGTTGGACTCCGCCTCCTGGTATGGATAATAAAGTTATAATGCAAAGAGGTAATAAAAAACCAGGGAACGAACATATTGGTTCATTTGGATGTGACTCTTATGATATTTCTGGAGTAGTTGTAGGTAAGGGGTCTAATGGAGCATTACATGGATTGACTAAATTTACTATGGATCAAGCGCCAAGTAATCACTTTTTTTTAGAATATATTGCCAGACCACAAACTGCGGAGATATTTTTTGAAGAAGTTTTAATGGCATGTGTTTATTATGGAATGCCAATACTTTGTGAAAATAATAAGCCCAGATTATTATATCACTTTAAGAATAGAGGTTATAGGGGGTATTCATTAAACCGACCAGATAAAGTATATACAAAATTATCTAAAACAGAAAAAGAATTAGGAGGTATTCCTAATACATCTGAAGACGTTAAACAATCACATGCTTCTGCGATTGAATCATATATTGAGAAGCATATAGGTATTGATTTTAATGGAGATTACAGAGAGGCTGGTGATATGGGAGTAATGTATTTTGGAAAAACTTTAGAGGATTGGGCAAAGTTCGATATAAGTAATAGAACTAAATTTGATGCCGCTATTAGTTCTGGATTAGCTATCATGGCTAATCAGAAGCATTTATATACACCATCTAAACAAAAATCAAAAATAAGTATTAACTTTGCAAGATATAATAATTCAAGCAATACAAGCAATATAATTACATGAAAGATGTTACAATAAAAATACAGTCTACTGCTTTCCCTGATCAATTTGCTTCTGACAAAGAAAAAGCTAAAATTGAATTTGGTTTAAAAGTAGGTCAAGCAATACAATATGAGTGGTTTAGAAAGGATGGTAATGGATGTAGGTTTTATGATCAGTGGGGAGAATTTCATAGATTAAGATTATATGCACGTGGAGAACAATCAGTAGCTAAGTATAAAAATGAATTAGCTGTAGATGGTGATTTATCTTATTTAAATTTAGATTGGACACCAGTACCTATAATACCTAAATTTGTAGATATAGTGGTTAATGGTATGTCTGATAGATTATTTAAAGTTAATTGTACTGCTATGGACGCTATGTCAGCTGAGAAGAGAAGTGAGTTTCAGGATATGGTACAAACTAATGTTGTAGCTCAAGACTTATTTAAACAAATAGAAAAAGACTTTCAGATGGAGGTGTTTCAGGTTGATCCTAAGACACTACCAACAAGTGATGCTGAAATGGAATTATATATGCAGCTCAATTATAAGCCAGGGATTGAAATAGCAAATGAAATAGCAATAGATACAATGTTTCGGGAAAATCATTATTCTGATACAAGAAAAAGAATTGACCTTGATATTACTACTTTAGGTATAGGTATAGCTAAACATAGTTTTCAGAAAGGGGATGGTATTAAGGTTGAGTATGTTGATCCTGCTAATGTTGTTTATAGTTACACAGAAGACCCTTATTTTAAAGATACATTCTATTGGGGAGAAATAAAAACTGTTCCTATTGGAGAGGTAGTTAAAATTGATCCAACTGTTACTCTTGAACAGATGGAAGAAATATCTAAGTACAGCCAGTCTTGGTATGATTATTATAATAGTCAGGCAATGTATAATAACAGCATGTTTTCAAGAGATACTTGTACTCTTTTATATTTTAATTATAAAAGCACAAACAGTTTTGTTTACAAGAAAAAACAAATGGCTGAAGGTACATTTAAAACTGTAGAAAAAGATGATGAGTTTAATCCTCCTCAAGAAATGATGGATGAAGGGAATTTTGAAAGAGTAGAAAAAAGAATTGATGTTTGGTATGAAGGTGTTATGGTGATGGGAACAAACATTATGTTAGAATGGAAGATGATGGAGAATATGGTTAGACCAAATTCTGCAAACCAATATGCAATGCCTAACTATGTAGCTTGTGCTCCAAGAATGTATAAAGGAAATTTAGAATCTTTAGTTAGAAGAATGATTCCTTTTGCTGATTTAATTCAAATAAGTCATTTGAAGATACAGCAAGTTGTAGCTAAAGTAGTTCCCGATGGAGTGTTTATAGATGCTGATGGATTAAATGAAATTGATTTAGGAACTGGTCAGGCATATAATCCTGAAGATGCTTTGCGATTATATTTTCAAACAGGTTCTGTTATTGGTAGAAGTTATACTCAAGATGGAGAATATAATAATGCTAAAGTACCAATTACTCAACTTACTTCTAATAGTGGTCAGAGTAAAATGCAAATGCTCATAGGGAATTATAATCATTATTTAGGAATGTTAAGGCAGGTAACTGGGCTTAATGAAGCAAGAGATGCTTCTACTCCTGATCCAAATTCTTTAGTTGGAGTTCAGAAGTTAGCGGCTTTAAATTCTAATGTAGCAACACGACACATTTTACAATCAAGTCTTTATATAACTAAAACCTTAGCAGAATGCTTATCTATAAGAACAGCTGATGTTTTAGAGTATGCTGATTTTAGAGAGGAGTTTGCAATGCAAATAGGTAAATATAATTTAGGAATATTAGAAGATATTAAAAATCTTTATTTACATGACTTTGGTATATTTATAGAAATGAGTCCAGATGAAGAAGAAAAAGCTCAATTAGAAACTAATATTCAAATGGCCCTACAGCAAGGTGGGATTGACTTGGAGGATGCTATTGATATTAGAACTATCAATAATTTAAAAATGGCTAACCAGTTGTTAAAGGTTAAGCGTAAGCAAAGTGCTGCTGAGAAGAGAGAACAAGAACAACAAGCTCAAGCTATGCAAAATCAGCAACAACAACAACTTCAACAACAGGCTGCTCAAGCTGCAATGCAGCAAAGTCAACAGGAAATGCAGACTAAGATTCAAATTAAACAGGCTGAGATAGCTTTTGAAATAGAAAAACAAAAGAATGAGGCGGATCTTAAGCGTCAATTAATGCAGGTTGAGTTTAATATGAATATGCAGTTAAGAGGAATGGATGAGCAGAAGATTGACGCAAGAGAAACTCAGAGAGAGGATGCAAAAGCAAAGCGTATAAGTCAGGCTGGAACTCAACAATCTAAAATGATTACTCAGAGAAAAACAGGAGGAACACCTATAAATTTTGAATCTAATGAAGATAGTTTAGATGGTTTTGATTTAGCTGAATTCAACCCAAGATAGACCTTAATGAAACAATAAAAATAGTATTAACTTTGCACAAATTAAATTAAATAAAATGGAAACAGAAGAAAAATTTATCGTCAAGGACGTTAGTGGGGTTGAAAAATCCAAAGTAGAGGTTGAAGAGCAGTTACTTAAAGAGCATGAAGAAAAATTTGATCCAGTAAGTAATGAGGATTCAATAGACAAGGTAGATATACCTGTAGAAGAAACTCCCGTATCAGAGTTAAATGATGCAGACGTTCTTTCTTATATTAAGAATAGGTATGATAAAGATATTGAATCAGTAGATCAGTTGTTTGAAACGAAAGAATCAAATGAAGAATTACCTGAAGATGTATCTGCTTATTTTAAATATAAAAAAGAGACTGGTCGTAGTATTCAAGATTTTGTTAAATTACAACAGAATTATGATGAAATGGACAGCAACAAATTGTTGTCTCAATATTATTCTCAAACTGAAGAAGGTTTAGATAGTGAGGATATAAAAGACTTAATGGAGGATAAGTTTGGTTATGATGAAGATTTAGATGAGCCAAGTGATATTAAGAAAATTGAGAGGGCAAAGAAAAGAGAACTTGTAAAAGCTAAAAAGTTTTTAAACGAACAGAAAGATAAATATAACATTCCTCTTGAGTCAAGCGGGAATGGATTATCTGGAGATCAATTAGAAGATTTTAATAGCTATAAAAGTTATGTAGAGGAATCTAACACTGCAAAAGAAGCACAGAAGAAAAGGTATGATTACTTTTTAAATAAGACTGATGAGGTCTTTAACGATGAGTTCAAAGGTTTTGAGTTCAATATCGGAGATAAGAGTATAACCTTTAAACCTGGTGATAAAGATGAGTTGAAAAGTAAACAATCTAATGTGAATAATTTCGTGGATAAGTTCATGGATAAAGAATCAGGATTGATGAATGACGCTCAGGGATATCATAGAGCTATGTCAGTAGCTATGAATCTTGACAAATTTGCTGAATTCTTTTTTAATCAAGGGATGACGGATACTATTGATAATGTTTCTAAAAAATCAAAAAACATTAATATGGATGTACGTCCCACCCCTCAGAATTTCAGTAAAGATGGATTGAAGATTAGAGCTGTAGGCGATTCGAGCAGTGGTAAAGGACTCAAAATTAGAAGTGCAAAAAAATTATAAATTAAAAAACAAAAAAAATGCCAGTAATCACCCCCCCAGGCTTTGACTTGCAACCAAGTGGTCAGCAAGTAGCCTTAGCATCAAATTACATTACTAACTTTGATTTTCTTAATCAGTATCTTCCAGATACATATGAAAAAGAATTTGAAAGATTTGGTAATAGAACAGTAGCATCATTCTTAAGAATGGTAGGTGCTGAAATGCCTTCAAACTCAGACCTTATCAAATGGGCTGAACAAGGAAGGTTACACACTAAATACACAGCATGTACAGCTCCAGGAGCTGTAGCAGCAGCTAATGATGTATTTACTATTCCAGGAGCACAAGTAAACCCAGGAGTTCCAGCATCAAGTGCTCCAGCAAATGGATTTACAGCTATTAGAGTAGGTCAAACAGTTATGATCTCTGATGAGACTGCAGGATCTGTATTAAGTAATAAAGGTATTGTAACAGCAGTAACATCAGTAGCACCATTTACAGTTTCAGTAGCATTCTATGAGGCAGCAGGTAAAGCTATGTTGCCAGCAGCTACAACAACTATATTTATTTATGGTTCTGAATTCCAAAAAGGAACTGAAGGTATGGCTGGATCTATCGAAGCTCAAGACTTTATCTTTGAAAATTCTCCAATTATCATTAAGGATACTTACGAAGTAAGTGGTTCTGACATGGCACAAATTGGA